ATGTTGTCGTTAGTCTTATACCCAGTAGCGTGTTCAAACTTTATATTTGGAAACTCTTTAGCAACTTTTAACATTGGCTCCATGTAACCAAATGATGTTGCAAAGATGATGTCCATTCCATTATTAGCCATTGCTCTAATTACTGTCTCGGCTTCAGGTCCGTACTTAACACTTTCAACAAAAGTAGTTTCAACTTTATCACCAAACTTTTCTTTAATTGCTAGGCGACCTTGCTCATGCATGTAAGTCCAACCGTGATCACCAACTGGTCCTACATATACAAATCCAACTTTTAGTTTATCTGCAAAAGCTGAAAAACAGAATAATAAAGACAGCGTCACCACTGCCAGGTGCTTTAAGAATTTCATGTTTTCTCCTTATCTTACTCTTGAAACTGAGCCATTTGATTTTGCTAAGAAAGCTTCGAATGTTACATTCGGATAATCTTTCTGTAGCGATAAGAAAGCTTTTAAGTTTGACTTAGCATCATCAAATAGTCTTATTCTTTTATATATCTTCTGATCTAAGTACTTTCGAAAAATAACTTTCTTATTTTCTGCAGCCGGTCCACCGCCTAGGTTGCCGGCTCTCTCAACATAGATTTTATCTATGTCAATTCCTTGTTGTCTAAATGTGTCTAGAAATAATTTCTTATTGTCAAAGTTTGGTCTTGCAGTAACTATTATTACTTTACTTCCTGCTCTTGTGGCATTCTTTAAAATAGCCTTGACTTTATTAATCATTCTTGCAATTGGCGTTGACGTCCTGTTAAATACTTTGGCGTCTTTGAATTCGCCGAAGTCAAATTCTTCTCCAGCTTTTTTCTTATACGTGTTAAACTGCTGGTTATCCAGTTTTTTAATGACTTTACCATCTTTTACAACCTTTACCTTTGCTTTAGTTATAAACATCGTCTCATCAACATCAAACATTGTGAGACCTTTTCCTGATTGTTCTTCTAAAAATGTTTTAAATTTTACCATTATAGTTATTATACCACATCTTTTAGCAAAAGTAAAGGACTTTTTTACTTTTTATATATTTTTTGTATATGATCTTCAAACTGTTCTACTTTTTCTAATCTATTCGGCCAAAGAATATACTCTTTCTCTGGATTCTTTTTAAGATTATTTAGCAGTGGTGTTATTGCATTGTAAAGTTTATCTAGTCTTTCTTGAGCAGAACTGGCTTCTGTCTGAGAAGCCTCTGCCTTTTTAGTTACTTTTTGTACAGCTTCAAGTTCTTGTTCATCTACTGCCGTAAAACCAAAATCAAAAAAATCATCAGACATTATGCTAATGCTTTCATTCTAGATACAAGTCTTCCAGCTCTATTTGGAACTTGTCTGTACCATGCAGAATCAACCATTTCGTCTGCAGCTTTCTTCCAATCTCTTGAATCAACACCTGCTTTCATACCTTTAAACTTTGAAAGTCTTGGTCTTCCAAGATTAAACATCATGTTTGCTATGATTAGTTGGGCTTCTTCTGGCAGGTCGCCGAAGTCGTCATATAGTATGTTGCAGTCGCTAAGCACTGTTTCAACGTCTTGATTGAATGCCTCGATGACTCTATCTTCTGTGACAGGTGTTCCAACCGGTTCGCCACTTTCCGGATCGTTATCCCTGACCAAATGGCCAATACCAAAAGTAGGATAACCGAGATGGTCGTTATATATTTCATACTTTACTCCTTCATCCACTTCAAGTTCTTTTCTTAACTGTTCTATATTCATTTTGACCTCCTAATAAATTACTATTTATAATAAAAAAGGCGGGTAAACCCCGCCTCTTTCTATTTTGAGAGATAATCGTTCTCTTCCTCAGTATATGGCCACATATTAATATCTCTTATGATATTCGTTAATGGTGTGATCGTTCATTCTTTGTAAGATTTGATCATACTCTTTTTGCTGATGAAATCCTAAATGAACCAAATCGGCAGCAACTTTGCGGTTTGCAGCCATTTGTCTATTGTACTGTATACTAAGTAGAGTGCGTTTGCACCAGGCTGCAACATCTGCGCATACCCGGCATGTGACTTGATTTAAAGTCGCGGTTAAAGTTGTCATTTTTTCCTCGTTAATTAGTTAATAGTAATTGTACGAGGCTGCTTCTCCTTTGGTAGAACTACTTCTAATTTGACAGTTAATATTCCATCCGTTAGATCGGCACCAGTTACTTCGGTATATTCCGACAGTCTGAATGACTTAGCAAACTTACGTGCACTAATTCCCTTATGTACGTAAGCATCTGCTTCTCTACGTTTCTCTCTATTTCCTTCGATGGTTAGGATATGTTCCTTCACCTTAATTTCAATGTCTTTTTTCTTGAAACCAGCAACAGCCATTTCAATAACATATTTGCTATCGCCGTCTCTTACAACATTGTGTGGTGGGTATCCATCGTTTGCATGCGTATGAATATCTTGCAATGCATCGAAAATGTGATCAAAACCTAAAAAAGCGTTTCTTGGGAAAACAAAGTTTCCAGTCATAGTATCCTCCTGTTAAGCAAGGTTGTTGTACGGACCCGAACCATTCGGCATCCTATAATATATATAATACTTTTTTTTTAAATTTAAATAGCTAACTTAAATTTTTTTTTATATTCTTTTTCGAAAGCTTCTTCTCGTATCCAAGATTCTTGATTATACCAACAGCGTTTAAAGTAATTGTCATAGCAGGCCAATGCTGTTTTTTCACTGCAGTCTAAATGACCTTTTACTAAGAAGAATATACGATAAGCTTCTTTAATTTTATTTTGAACCATTGCCGATATTATATTTTGGACACAACTCCCATTGGTCTTTATCTTTAAAAGATATAATCTTTATTTGTCTTAAAGGCGCAATAGGTTGTAGCTTATCTTTATTGTCTACACTCAATAAACCCCAATCACTCATTAATGTTGCAATTGTGTTTCTTCTTGCTACATCATTTTCTTCTAAGTTGGATTTCTTTCCGTCAAGTAAAAACAATTCTTTGAAGTGTACAATGAAGTATCTTCCTTGTTTATGAAGTATATGACAGGATTGATAGAGTTTGTTGTCTTTACGAGATGCTACACCAATTCTTGTTAATGTTTCTCGTACTTTTAAAAAATCATCAGGTTCGTTTAAAGTGACCTCCAACATACTGTTTGGAGTCCACTCAATAATATTATTTTCTTCCACCGGTTGTTACCTTACGTTTCAATTCATTAATATTTTCCGGACTTAGAAGGGTTAAAACTTGGCGGGCTTTTTCATTGCTGTAGCCATAATATTTTTTAACTGCATCCAAATCACTTATTGTTTCTGGTTTATACCATTTAGAAAACCTTTTTCGTTTTCTAATTATATTTATAAAAAAATCGAATTGTAAACGATTATCTATATGGTGGTTGCGGTTCATTTCATTTGCAGCCAATACTGTATCTGGAAAGTATGACAGTTGTCTATTTACCATATAGGGAGCATAAGCTTTTTCTGTAATATCATCGACCATGATATTTTTTTTAGTGTAGTTAATTGCATTTACATATTCAAAAGGGTTCATAATAATTCATCTACTTTCTGTGTATCAATTGATTCAAAGCTACAATTATAAGAAATTATAGTCTTTTTTAATAATGTATTAGTATTTGATCTATGTATTATATATGCAGGAAATGTTATAAGATCACCTTCTTCTACATCAATATCCTCAATTATTTTTTTATCTAAGATGTCAAAGAACTGTGTCTTCATATTTGTATCTGGTAGTTCTAAGTAGTATATACTTGCAAAATTAGATCCACCATGATTATGCCAATTATGTTTATCATACATATAATATTGTTGAAACCATGCATGATGTACATTGGCTTCTTTACTCATAAAAAAATTAGACTGCTCTTGTAGTATAGGCTCTATGATTTCAAAAAATAAAGGTAAGTAAGTTCGAGTATGATTTTCATCTAAGTGGTAATCTGTTCTAGAAATAAATCCACCATCATATTCAGTGGCACCGGATTCATTGTTAACGATAAGGTCCATCAACTTATCTTTAACTTCATCATGCCTTTCAACTTTATTTTTAAGAATAAAACTATTTAAGTGTTTGATTTCCATTCACTTTACTTTCTAACATACTTTGAAATTCACCTACGGTTGGTACCACAACAGCATCCCACCATTTTATGAAAGCTTCATAATTATTATCAAAATAAGATTCTTTTATGAATGTTTGTATCTTATCACATTCAAATGCCATTGAAGGTTGTATCAAACTATGTGCTGACAGCAATTCACACATTGCAAGTTGATTAACAAATTGATTAATCATTTCTAATTCACTACCCATTTAATATCCTCACTATTCTTTGTCCTAATTCTCTAAACCAGTACTCTTTATTTCCTCTCGTTGTTTCAGCTGCAGTGCCAATCCTTATACCACTCGTTTCAACAAAGTTGCGAGGATCGTTTGGAATACCATTTTTATTTACAGTTATTCCATTTCTTTCTAATAAGTCGGCTGCACCTCTACCTGAATATTTACTATCACTTAAATCTAATAATATTATGTGACTATCTGTTCCTTCTGTTAAAACACTCATTCCATATTGTTTTAGTGTTAATGCCATTGCACGTGCATTCTTAACTACTTGTTCTGAGTATTCTTTAAATTCTTCTGTGTTTGCTTCCATAAAGCATTGTGCTTTAGCTGCAATAATATTCATAAGTGGACCACCTTGGGTGCCGGGAAATATTGCACTATTAATTTTTCGAGTTAAATCACCGTCATTCCATAGTATCATACCACCGCGAGGACCACGTAATGTCTTGTGTGTAGTACTTGTAACTACGTCTGCATAAGGTAAAGGGCTTGGATATTGACCACCTGCAATCAATCCGCTATAATGTGCCATATCACAAACTAATTTAGCACCTACCATATTAGCAATATATTTAAAGCTTTGCCAGTTAATTTTTCTTGGATATGCACTGGCGCCTGCAACTATTACTTTAGGTTTATGTATTGCAGCAATCTTCTCAATCTCTTCATAATCAATCAAACCGTTATCATCAACACCGTATGATATTGACTTATAAAATTTACCACTTAATGTTGGTGGTGCACCATGACTTAAATGACCACCACTAGCTAAGTCCATACCTAATATAGTATCGCCCGGATTCATTAACGCTTGATACACTGCAGTGTTTGCACCTACACCACTGTGTGGTTGAACATTAGCAAACTGACATTTATATAACTTAGTTACTTCATTGATTGCTAAATCTTCAATCTCATCCATGTGTTCACAACCATTATAGTATCTTTTACCAGAATATCCTTCAGCATACTTATTTGTAAACACACTTCCACATAAATCCTTGACGGCTTGACTCGCAAAGTTTTCACTGGCTATAAGTTCAATTGTGTTGTTTTGTCGATCAATTTCTTTATTTAAAATTTTTTCAACGGCTGGATAAATCATTTACTAACCTTTCTGCTAAAGCTAATCCCATTGTCCAACCTAAATGACCTGCACCACTATTAATCCATAAACCCTTATGTTTAGTAATGATAGGTAACATGTTAGGTGTCATTGGTCTGAGGCATGCCCATTCTTCTGGTTGTTCATCTTTTACAAAAGTATTTTCCGTAACCCATTTACGTAATGGTTGAATTCTATCTTTTCTTATATCGTGATCCCAGCCTGCCAGTTCAGCTGTGCCGGCAACTCTAAAAGTATTATTTGAAAATGGTGATGCCACGATCTTTGCATCATCATCTAATATCGATGTCTTAGGTGCATCTGTTTCATAATGATATGTTATTGAATAACCTTTTATTGGATATATATTCAAATCAGGAACTAATAATCCCGTATATGCTCCTGCGCATATGACAACTTCGTCAAACTCTTTTCTTAATTCAATTAAAGTTTTTGCATAATCTCTAGGTGCTGACCAAAACTTTTCTTCTTCAGATCTTACAATTTTATTTACTGCAACCTTGTAATCATGATTATGATACATGTAATTAGATAATTGTTTACAGAATGTATGTATATCTCCTACTGAATCACCTTTAGTGAATGTAGCACCTACAATGTTTTTTGTTTTGATTCCGTACTTAAGTAAGTTACCTTTCTTTACGACTCTACCCCAACCAGTATCTTTAAATCTATCTAAAGTTTTTTGTGCTTTATACCAAGACTTTTTATTTTTATATATGTGTAGTATTCCACAATCTTGTTGGTGAAAGTCTACACCAAGATCACGTATTAATTTTTTCATCAACTTACGAGATCGTAAACTATATTCTATTGTTCTGCGAGTATTATGATCGTACTTATTAGTTATGGTGGCACCAATAAAACCAGCAATCCACTTTATTTTATTCCAAGACCAATGATCAGGTCTAAATGCCAGTGGAGCATCAGGCTGAGTCATCCACTTAATACCTTTAGCGATATTACTATAAGTGTTCCAGACTTCAGCATTGCAAACTGACAATTGACCGCCATTGGCATAACTGCATTGTTCAGCAATACCATTAGGATCAAATAATCTTACTTTGTAATCTTTCTTTGCTAGGAAATATGCGGTGGTAATGCCAGCAACACCACCACCAACAATTGCTATGCTCTTTGTGCTATTCCCCAATTTTCGACTCCACCAATATAATCTTCATAACTTAATTCAGCTTCTACATGTTCTTGTTTTAGTTCTGTGGTTGGAAATTTATTTAAATGTGTATTATTCCAATAAAGCTGTGGAACTGTTCTGTGACCTTTTTCTTTTAAGAAATCTTTTGCAAACAAGTCATGGCTTACATTAATTTCTCTAAAGTCATATCCCCATTGTACGAGTTTCTTTTTCATTTCGTAACAATAATAACAATCTTCTTGAGTGTATAGTGTTAGTTTAATTGAATTGAACATCTGACATTACCTCCGTTAAACATGCTACCACATTAAGTTCATGGTCAGCTACAAATGCATTTTTATATTGATAGTCTCCTAAGATTAAGACAAGTTGTGGAATCGATTGTGGTGCAACCTTTTCACCCATTCTATCGTACATGGCTCTAAAAATTGCTGTTGCATCTGTATCTATATTGTTTACTACCCAAGAACGCATCTTTTTGAAATCTTTATTTTTCAAATAAGTGAAAAGTTCATCATAGTTTTTATCACTAGTTACATTGATGATACCGCTATCGATATTACCATTAACAGAATATCTTTGTAATTCATTAAGAACTCTACGCCAGTCAGGTGCAAACTTCA